TTAGGCCTGATTTATCATCAGTGTAAGTTTAAGGATGTAGCCTTGACGAGACTTGCAAGATGGTATGATGAGGTAGACAAATCCGGATTTCTTGCTTTCGGAAGAGTGGCACGATCCATTCAGACCCACTATCTGAATATTATCAATTTCTTTGAAAAGAGGGCAACCAATGCAGCGGCGGAATCATTCAATGCTAAACTCAAAGCGTTCAGGGCGCAGTTCAGAGGGGTAAAAGATAAGGCATTCTTTTTATATAGACTGACGATGTTGTATGCTTAAAAAAGAAAACCCTCAGGTTTTTACGTTGATCCGCCATGACGGCAAATTGGTATGCGAAGCCTATAAAAACAAATCAGCGGTTAAACGGTGAATAAACACCGCATAACCGCTGAAGTCTGCTGCCCCCGCAGAGGTAGCTGGCACAAAAATACAAATAATATTCTAATTAACAATCAAATAACAAAAAAAGTCATGAAACAACTATATAAATCCATTCAATCCCTCTTCAAATCCCCCGAAACCCTCCAGCTCTTCCAGCAGCTCAACTTCTGTCCCCCCGAATTTATCGACCTCTATAACGGCCAACCCGAATCCCCCGATGACTTCGAGTTCACCACCCCCGCCTTATTCATCGACTACTCCATTTCATGGGACAAAGCCGGAACCATGCGCCTCGGCACCCTCACCCTCGAAGTCCACATCCTCACCGACCCAACCCCCGAAACCGACAACCTCACCGCCCCCCTCAGCGGTCTCGAAAAAGTCGACTACTACGAAACTATTTCCGACCTCCTCGAAGGCCTTTCCACCTCCGAAACCTCCGCCCTCGTCCTCACTTCCGAGCGTCCCGTCACCACCGACTACTTCAACTACCACGCCATCACCTTCACCTGCACCATTTCCCGCCGCCGGACCCAAGTCACAGGCATCACCATCGGAGATGTCCGATTACAGCCCGATACCAGAGACAGTATCGAGACACAGTTGAGCCGTATGTCATCAGAAAAGAAATATATAATTGATTAAATCAGTTCAATTTTTCCTAATAACAAAAAATAGCCTTTTGAATAACTATAAAGCTATTTAAAAGGCTATTTAGAAGCACAACCGTCTTCTACTGTCTTTTCTTTGTTAAATAATTAATAGCCGAACTAAAAGAAACGAGCATAAATACAGCTTCATCTGCCGTTGGGGTATATGGACTGTTTGGGTCCATGTGTGAATGTCTACATCCTACCTCTTTATCACAAGTATAATAATACATTTTATCCATAATATCTTTAAGCATTTTGTGTATAACTATCCCTTCTTTATCTAACCATTTTAATGAATATGTGCTTTCACCCGAAATATCTCTAGTAAAAGCCTCTAATGCAGATGCCGCTTCTTTAATTGAGTTCCGATAATCTCTTTCTGACAGTTTCTCTAATGCATTACTCAAATGATTCTTAACACTTTCTACTTCGGTAGCTAACGCATCCTCAATAGCTTTCACTTCCTCTTCCGAACTAACTTCAACAACATATCCATCTATGATTCGATATGCGAAATTCAATCTCGCAAATTCGTTGTTTAATTTTTCTTGAAACTGATCTATTACCCATGAATCTATATGACAAGTTGGCATTTTAAAGAAAGCAAAAGTTTCATCTATTAAATCAAGCTTATTAAACCACTTAATATTAGGGTTTTCAAATGAATTAATAAACACATCGAAGTTTGAATACTTAATATTCTCTTGAAATTTATCCTTTCTTAAATTAAAATGGCTTGTCCATATATATTCTTGCAAATTGAAGTAATAGCTACCCAATCGTTCCTCAAGTTCATCATAACAATTACAAATCGCATTTTGAATACCAACCGTAATTTCCTTCCTAATAATCACGTTCGATGGATTCGTATATCCATATCTTTCAGAAAATAGAGTCATATTTATAACTTTTAAAATTAGATAGCAAAAGTAATAAATCCAATGTTATTTTTGAGTCTTTTATGAAGAAAAAGAAAAGACAGGATAACGCCTTCCTTATTTTTCAAATCTTTATCCTACCGATAATATTGCCGGCAATTTATTTTATATATATAAAAATAAAAAAAATAGATTGGGTGTATAAAAGCCCAATCTAAATAACTAATGTTTGGGTCGTTTATGTTAGACGCACTGTGTTTATTCTAACAGTTATAAGCATTACAAGCACTATCTATGACTTAAGCATGACAGGATGCTTTGTATTAACTTCAAGCCAATTCTTTTAGATTATTGCTAATATTTACACTATCAAGTGTATCTAAAGGCATAAATTGCCAATTTTCCTAATAAAGAAAAATTCATAAACTTGCCTCATTCTATTTTATATTTGAAGTTGTGTACACTGAATTTATTGGTTTTATTTGGTATATCTGTAAGAATGGCACACTTTTTGTGTATGTTTCATCATAATATATTAAAAAAAGTATTATGAAAACATTTGAGAACATTATCAACATTCCACTTCTGATTAGGAGGTTAAATCTAGGAACTAAAGTCATTCGAGTAAGGCCACACAAAATGATTGGTCAAAGTTTTAAGTATAAAAAAGAAGTATCATATCCCCCATCAGAATTTGCAGGCTTAATGAGAGCTAATTTTGAAAAGCAACCGATGTTTTATGGAGCAATTTTTTCTGAAGATCCAAAAGACAAAGATATCCCAAGAATGACATGTCTTCTTGAAACATGCAAAGAGGTTAAAGATGATTCATTTATTGGAAAAAAAGATTTCACATATTCTTTGTGGGTTAATAAAAGACCTATAAATCTTTTTGTTATTCCTGTCTTTGACAGCTATAGTAATCCCCCTATAGACTTTGTTTGGTATTTTGAAATGTGGGAGAAATTAATTAGTGATTTTAAACTTAGTGAAGAAATTGTTAACGAATTAAAAGAGTTATCCCAAAAAATTTCATTTATTGCAAAAAATGAAGAGGAAGAAAAAGAATGTTATACTTATACAGCAACTTTCACTAAGGCATTATTAGATGCTCATCCAGAAATAGATGGAATAATGTATCCAAGTGTGAAGTTGCTTGAAGAGGGTATGGGGATCAATGTTGCACTACGTCCGGAAGTTATTGATACTGCTTTTGAACTTAAAGGAAGCAGCATTTGCCGATACTTTAAACAAAGTAAAACACAACAAACCATACTAAATTACAAGACGGCTCATATAGCACCAAATGGTAAGCTTAGTTATAAAATGGTTGGCAGTTACTTTAGAGATTTAGATTATATAAACAATGTGAATCCAAGTCATAAAATAAAGGAACTCGAATTCAGATATTAAGAGACTCTATTATATTTTAAAGTGTAATAGTCAGGACTTGTTCTGACAGTTTTTTGTCCGAGAGGCTGTAATTTAAACTGTGTCAGCAAAGCAAACAAAAAAAAGTATTAACTTTGCTAACACAGTTTTTTTATGAGTGAAGAATTTGATTTTGAACGGATCAAGAACAAGGCAATCGAGCAGCTCAAGGCTGGCAAGCCCTTGTTGGGTAAGGACGGAGCTTTTGCCCCGTTATTGGAGAGCATTTTAAATGCAGCCTTAGAAGGTGAGATGGATGCCCATCTTTCCGAGGATGAACGCATGAGTGGCAACCGTCGTAATGGCAAGATGCAGAAGCAGGTGCAAACTTCTATGGGTGAGGTGACCGTTTCTACACCCCGTGATCGTAATTCCAGCTTCGATCCTCAGTTTATAAAGAAGCGGGAGACCATTCTTGCGGAAGGTGTTGCTGACCGCATAATCGGCCTTTATGCCCTTGGTAATAGTACACGTGAAATAAGCGACTGGATGGAAGAGAATCTTGGTAACCGTGTGTCTGCCGAAACAATCAGTTCCATCACTGACCGGGTACTTCCGGAAATAAAAGCGTGGCGTTCGCGTAGCCTGGACTATATTTATCCGATAGTTTGGATGGATGCCATTCATTATAAAGTCATGGATGAGAGAGGCTGTGCCATTACCCGTGCAATCTACAACGTATTGGCTATAGATAAGGACGGTCGTAAGGATTTGCTTGGGATGTACATCTCTAAGAATGAGGGGGCAAACTTCTGGTTGAATGTGCTGACCGATTTACAGAACCGTGGTGTACACGACATTCTCATAGCTTGTGTCGATGGTCTGAAGGGCTTCCCGGATGCCATCCAAAGCGTATTCCCTGATACCATAGTGCAACTTTGTATCGTCCATCAGATACGTAACTCCATCAAATATGTCGGCAGTAAACACCAGAAGGAGTTTCTTAAAGATCTGAAACGGGTTTACGGTGCAGTCAGCAAGGATGCTGCTGAAACGGAGCTTCTTGATTTAGATCAGAAATGGGGAGAGAAATATCCTATCGTCATCAAGTCGTGGCAGGACAACTGGGAAAAGCTCACTGAATACTTCCAGTTCACATCCGATATACGTCGTATGATTTATACGACGAATACCGTTGAAGGCTACCACCGTCAAATACGGAAAGTTACAAAAAACAAGGGCGTGTTCCCTAATGACACCGCCCTTGAGAAGCTTGTCTACCTCGCTTATCGCAACATACGCAAGAAATGGACTATGCCACTGGCTAATTGGGGCACCATTGCCCAACAACTGGCGATAAAGTTTGGAGATAGATTTAAGTTGTTGTAATTTTACGCTCGTCGGGAGTGCTGGTGCACCCCCTTGGCGCTGGCCGATCCCCGACCGATGAGCTTGAAAGAAAAACAGCGCATGACACAGTTTACTTTACGCCACCTTGTCCGAAAGAAAACCAACTGTCAGAACAAGTCCTGACTATTACAAATAATCATCTTCCACCTGAATAATCAAGTCTTTCGGTTCACGGTATAGCATAGTTTCATTCCTCCTTAAAGTAACTTTTCACCTCCCCATCCGGCACCCATTCCACCGTCACAATTCCTTTCACCTGCCCGGTACCTCCACATTTAGGGCAAGGCACCTTCACCCGCTCATTAATAATATCCGGGTCAAGATAATACCCATTTCCCTTGCAATATCCACAAGCATATCCGGTGAAATAACCCACCGTTTCTTTTCCCGTTCCAAATTGAGGCGCCGTTATCAGCACCCCGCTCTGTTTCTCACTCATACCTTCTTTTCTTTATAAGTCCAACCATTCAACCTGTACACCTCCCGCTGTGCCTCTTCCTTCGTCAGGTAGTCCCCAACCTTTGTTCCATGTGTCCATATTTTTGGCGGGAAGCTGTCTCCCTGACGGTAAGTAACATCAAGATACACCGCCCAGCACCGCCCGCGTGGGCGATACTGATACCATCGGTGTATCTCTTTCATATCACTGTTCCACTGCATCACCTTCCTTTTTTGGCTCCACATAGAAAGTCTCTTCCTGTACCACCTGTACTCCGATTTTTGGGAAATATTCCGCCACTTTCGGCAGTTCCCGATCAGCCAGCAGCTTATCCTTCGCCAGTTCCTCCGATATGCGGATATATGATGGAAGAAGTTCTTTACATAGGTTTGTTACTGCCGCCCAAGTGAAGTCCTTCAAGTTTTTCAACTTCGGCGTACCTGTACGGAAACCAAACACTCCATGAGCACTTTCCACACTCTTCTTTTTGCAGAACAACTCATCCCTGTTCTCCACTGCAAAAGCCTGTAGCACTTCAAAGCTCTTATCTTTGGCAGCATTAAGTGCCGCCAGTTGCTCCGCATACTTTTCCCGGATACGTGTCATCTCACCATCCATCTTCGACGTCAGGTTCTGCACCTTTGCATCCGCTGCCGCAAACTCGGCAAAAGCCTGTTCTGCCTGTTCCCGTGTAACACCCGTTACCACCATTTTCTTCGTTCTTGCCATAATCTTCACTGTTTAAATGTTATTTAATAAAAGAATCACTCTCTTCCTCCCTGAACATACTCAACTGTCTCGCCCGTTCTTCCCGTTCCAGTCTCATCCTTTCCTCCAGTTCCTTCAGTTCCTTCACCGCAGGCGTTGCCAGATAGTTATAAAAGGTAGTTCTCCCGATCTTATACGTCGGGTAAATATGGTTCTGATAAATGAACTTATCCGTGCATCCCCGTGTATGGTGCTGCATGTAAATATCCTGTATATCCCTTACCCTCAGCAGGAAATTTCGTCTGTTATATCCCTTTGCCATATTATCTCGTTTTTAATAGAGCCATTTCCGGCACCGCCCCGGATAGTTGCTCCGCCCTTACACGGTCATTTCATGGCATCACTCCGGCACTGTCACACTCAGGCATCCCCTCCGTATCACCTTGCCCGTTTCCCTCTTTGCCTCCTCGCACGCTTTTTCAGCCCGGCAAGCCGTTTTTTGTCTCCGTAGGAACTCATTATACACCCGCTTCATCTGTGCCTCCGTCATATCATTCAAATCATCCACCCCAGCCGCCCTGCAAGCCGTAGCAATAATCTTCTGCAACCGTTCCCTCCGCGTTGTCCCCTCATACAATCCCGCCTTTTCAAAGTACCCCGCCACACTCGCAATCACCCGTTTTCTCAACCTGTCCATCCGTTCGTCTTCCCCCTCACTTTTCGTCATCCGCTTCATGTCCTCAATCATCTTCCTGTACACCTTTGGCGCCCGTTCATACAATTCACTCAGCGACGTCCCGCCCGAATACTGGCACACAACATCTTCCTTTGTAGCCCCCGGCATCTTGCCCAGCAACTCATAAAAAAGTCCGAACTTGCTCATACATTCATCCTCCCTTATTCTGTTCAATCTGCCGCCTCTTCTCCAGCAGCATCTTCTGTATCACAATCTCATTCCTGATAGCCCGTACACCATTCGTAACAAAGCTCTTTTCAATAATATCCTCCCGCCTGTCAGCCAACTCTTCCGGCAGGTTTGCATCCACTATAGCCTCAATTTCTTTCCGTAGCTCATTCCCGAAAGCATCCTGCTTCTTACCGTAGTTTAGCGTCGTAATTCGCCCGTTAAAACGGCTCCAGAACTCCGCATAGCTCCTTTTGCTTACCCTTCTTCCATCTACAAGCCTCTTTTGCAGGTTATCTGCTCCGATAAAGTAGCACCCCAATGCCATCTGACTCCCCAGATTCGCCTTGTTATACAACCCCTTCATCAGCGTTATCACCGCCTCCGCGCAATCCCCGAACTCATCCAGTATCAGCAACGGCTTATACAGCAACAGCAATTCATTCGTAACGTCCCGCCACAGCTTGTCTATGCCTCCCGTATTCTGCAACCCGAATTGTCCCGCCAGATACCGCACAAAGTCACCCTTTCCCGGATAGTCCGAACAATCCACATAGATCACATTACCATGTTCGTACGCATACTCTTTCGCGGCATAACTCTTCCCAATGCCTGCACGGTCACAAAGCACCTGCCATATCCCGTACTCCTGGCATTTCTCCAAATGCGTCTGCACCGTAATAAAAGCCTTCGTGTCCACCGTCTCCCACGCATTATCCTCCATGCAGCGATAATGTCTCGCCAGCACCAGCCACGACGTGTCCTTTATTACCGAATAATTCCTTTCTTTCTCATACTTAATCTGAGACAACACCGATTTATCAAACTTAATCCCGTGGCGCAAAGCGATGATTCTTGCAAACTCCGCCTGTGACACCCTTCTTTCTTTCAATTCAAAGAATAGGCAATCCGTCACTTTGTCTTTAATCCTATTAGTTATTTCCATCTTTATATATAATGCGAATCAGTATTTGATTCCTTAGTTAAAAATTAGAGTAATTAATGCGATGGCAATTTTTCCCATCGTATGT